CTTTAGTCGATAGTCCGGGTGGAGTGAACTGAGGCAGAGCATCCTTACCCTTGACAGCAAGGAGCGTAGCCAACGATCCGAGAATGTACTTAGACATATCGGACAGTATCAGGAAGAACTGCTTATCAGCAGGAGCCATGCCATTCATAGGCTGTGTCACAAATACAACACTATAGAGTGACACACCAACCATGATAATGACCGTACAACAGAAAGTTACAGCGATACAGAATTTAATTACTGCATCGTGTTGTTCCTGCGTCATTGCAAGAAACTGGCTGACTAATTTTAGGGGGTTCATCCTTAACTTCCTCTGGTTTCATTAGCTGGTCTGGACAAGTTCCGGTAACAGCGCAATAGGGTCTTTTGCATTGCTTAGTTTCCCAATTATCAGGGTCGCTACAAGGATAACGGAACCTATCGCATCCAAACAAACTAAGCACCAAGCAAACGTAAAGCACGCGCATACTGAGCCTCTCTATCTTCCATTCCCTTGTAACCACCGTTAATCACCTTAGTCATGCCTCTCAAGTCACTAGTATCAGCGAATCGATTGAGCTTATTAGTCTCCCAAAACCAGCAAGCAGACTGAGCAGCACCTTCAAATGTCTGTGTGTACTCTGAGGCTTGTTCAGGAGTCATCTCTAAGGAAGCAGCAAACCAGAAGTAATTATCCTTGCCTGTTAGCTGGATCAATCCTCGGCCCTTGTACCTAGCACCATCTCCAGAAGCCTCATCACCGTTACCCATACGATTCGCATAGACGTAATTAGCTATTTTGTCAGGCTGTTTAGCGTAGGACTTAGCCTGTGAGTCTGTAGAAAAATACTTAGGGAATACTTTAAGAAGTCCTGAAGCACTATAGTTCAGGTTCTCCGTTAGCCAGACAAATCCACCTGATTCATGGTGGCATTGGGCTAGGAAAGCAGCTATTCGTTGTGGAGTCGTAATCTCGTATTCTTCTAAGAGTGACTTACCACCTAACTCTGTCTGTGAACTAAACAGAGCTTCATACCAATGGTCTGAATACTTAGAGTGAGGAATAAACGCTCTGAAGGCTTTTCTATCGACCATACATCCGTTCCTCTAGGATTTCTCGTCTTAACTCTTTCATCTTCTTGACTTCAGTAACCGCAGCCTGTGTCGCAAAGTACATATCGTAGTACATAAACGCTAGGACAGGCATGATGATGAAGAACATTAACAAGACTGCCATCACCACCGTTATCAAAGACCAAGGTACATCTTCTGACTCGCGCTTTTCGTTGTTAGCCACATTATTCCCACCGCCCACGCTACTACGAAAACTACTGCTGAAACCCATGCTATTTTTGACTTGGCTTCCGCTATCCTTTTTCTTCGTTGCCATGATGCAATCTGCGCTATCCTAAGTTCCTCGGCATGAGCTTCCTCTTGCTCTGCGACAATCCTCTGCCACATTTCCTCGAACTTGCTCCACAAAGCACCTAGTTCTGGTGGCGCACGATACGTCATGGTTTCACGTATCTCTACTAGCATTGCATCAAGTCTCGACGTAATCAGTATTCTCTTTAATGCTCTCCTACCTATTGATTCCTCGCCCTTGTAAACCTGTTTAGCGTCTAGTTGTTCTTTTAGGAATAGTTTACTGATTGCATCGTAGGAATCCATCAAAGCACCTAGCTGGTTCCCAATGTCTGTAAAAACATCATTAGGATCAGACTTAGCGACTTCTTGAACTCGTTGAACTTCTTGGTAATACTGTTGCTTCTGTGCAGGAGTCGGATTACCACCTGTTGCTTTCTCGTACTGCGACTTTAGATCGTCTAGTACTTCCTTAACATCTCCTGCTGCACCTTTAATCTGCTTGTAAAGCTCACAACCCTTCTTAACCGCAGCAACAGCAGCATTAGCAGCAGCAAGGATCGTTATAGGGTCAATTTCTTACAACCCAAATACCTTAGTTACAAAGATAGTAAATGCAGAGCCTACCAATCCAGAGGCAGACATCAGCATATACATAGCACCTTTGCTTTTGTTGATAACGGCATTAACCTGAGCCATCTCTTGACGTAGCAGGTGGATTTCATTGATTAGGGTACGAACATCAGCCTGTAGCATACCGAACTCTTTAGGGTCAATATCAGACATTTCTAGCCTCTAACTGGTCAATTTTTACACTTAGTTCTTTTACAGCATTGATAAGAGCAAAGGTTAGCTCTGATGTATCCACAATTTTATATCCATTAGCGTCAGTTTTTACACAGTTAGCAAAGGCTGTACCCTCTAGTTCCTGAGCAATAACACCAACAAAAGCCTGTGATGGGCTACCAGACTTCATAAATTCAGCGGTATAACGGTAGTTCTTAGGTTCTACCTGCTTGATCTCAGCCAAACCCTTACCGTAAGCAGAAATATCCTGCTTGTAACGCGAGTCTGAGTACGAGTTAAACGATCCACCACCGACTTTTTGAACGTCTGAGATACTGAAACCGGCTGACGATGATCCAACGAAAAACTTCATCGCTGAACCGATATAGACCTCCATTACAGCACCAGTCCAATAAATCGAGTTGCCTGTCGATGTAAAGTTATATCCGTTAGGAGAAATAATCCCTGTATCAAATGTCTTAGCACCAGCAAAACTCTGGCTACCTGTTGTTACAACACCTGAAACCGTAGCAGAAGCCGTAGGTAATGCCGACGATGACCAAGACGAGCCGTTAGACGTTAGGACTTGACCACTACCACCCGGAGAGACTGAGGAAATGCCAGAAGTGCCGTTTCCAACAAGAACCGCACCAGTTGATAAGGTAGATTGACCAGTACCACCGTTAGCAACAGCCAATGTGCCAGAAAGAATCAATGTTCCTGACGTAGTAACTGGAGAACCTGATACCGTGATACCTGAAAGGTTAGACTGAAGTGCTACGCTAGTAACCGTACCACTCCCCGGCGTTACAGTACCCCAAGAAACGCTAACGCCATTAGTCGTAAGGTATCTACCTGAATTACTTGTCTGGCTAGGCATCAACGCATTGATAGCCGTAGAAGCCGTAGTCTGGCCTGTACCACCCTGAGCAATAGGCAAAGCATTAGTTAACGTGACGTTACCTGAAACGCTAAGATCACCACCTACAGTAAAGTTATCTCCAGCCGTACCTGCTTGCTGATCTTTTAACTGTGCCATCAACTCACGGATAGCATTGTTAATCGTCGATGGTGGACAGCCTTCCGCAATGTTAATACCGTCAATATCGGTATTGTTTGCTGCTGTTGCGCTAAATTCGCTGATCTTTGTCTTTGGCATGATTATTTCCTTACTGACCTAATAGACCTGTAACCGTACCCAATGCAGCAGCACCGGGAACATTGCCTATTGGCCTCATTCCTTGAGTACGCTTCCTAAGTTCATCAAGAATTGCTCTTTGCTCAATAGGGTCAGTAGCAAATAATCGCTTCTGAAGTTCTGCTGAAGTTTCTGAGCTAATCCCTCTAGTTCTAGCCAATCCTTGACGAACAACATCCATAGCAACGCCAGTCATTCCTCTGGTGGCATAAGTTTGAGCTAGTTGCCCTAGTTCAGCAGCACTTTCACCAGTAGCTAATCTCTCTCCAGTTGGAGAACCTCGAATAATATTCTTAGCAGTTTTTGATTGATCTTCTAAGGCAGAAACAACCTTACTAAATTCGTTAAACTTACCTTCATCTTCAAACGCATAACGTAGCAATGATTTTTGCTTAGGACTCTTAAAAATTTGACGAGTAAAGTCACCGCCCTTAAAGTTTGCTAAACGCTCGTTAATATCTGCCATCATACCAAGCCGGAAAGACTCTTTTTCAGCAGGATTCATCTTTTTTAACTTATCCATAGCTTCTTTAGGATCAAGTCGCTGGTACTTTTGACCAGTCAAGAAAGCATCCTGAATTCTCTCGGAATCAGCAAATTTAGCATTAGCTAAACGATAATCTTCGTTTTTGGTTTTTATCAGGTCGTTAAATTCCCTCCGAACCTGAGAGACATCTCTACCGTAAGCTGTAACCTTGCCTGTAATGTCTGTTTGGCTCTCTACGATACGATCTAGACCAATCTTGATCTGATGCAAAACATCCGTAGGAACAAACTGAGCATTTCTAATTTGCTCTAGGTCAGGCAATGTCTCACCACGCACACCAGCACGTTTTACAGCTTCATCGTAGGCTTGCTGGAATACAGGACGATCAACATACTTACGAAAATCTCTAGCATCTACAGCCTTGCTATAAGCCTTTGGGTAAGCCTTTCTAGCATCACTAGCTTGGTTTTTAATTAAAGTATTAAGATATTCATAACCATTAACATTTTCAGACAAGTTTGCCTTTTTTGCTAATGTTTTAACAATATCGTTAGGCTGGTCAATTAACCTTGATTCTAAAAAAGCCTCAGTTGCTCCTTTGGCTTTAGATGGAACAACATAACCAGCATAAGCCAAGTCTCTAAGGCTCTTACCCAAATCAGCAATAGTCGGATTAGGAACCCCAATTCGACGCAAATCATCTAAAACTTGCTGTGCTTCATCAGGAGTTAAATCATCCTTTTGTAAACGATTCATAATCATCTTAGACGCTGCTCCGGGTTGGTCACCAACTCCGGAAGCAGTCAAGATGTTACGAATAACAGTTCCAGCACCTCGAATAGCAGGAGGAATTACAGCACCCGCTGTAAAACCAAATACGCCAGTTTCCAATGCCTTACCTGAAACATCAGATGTCGCTGTACCTGCTCCAGTCAATGCCCCCGTAAAACCACCAACGGCTGCGCCTCTAGCAATCTGACCGGGTAATGTAACTCCAGTAATAGCCTCTTGAACAACTGGAGCAGCTTTCCCTAATGCCTTATAAGCACCAAATGGTACAGCTATACCGCCACCAAATTCAGTTATACCACCAGCAATAGGATATTCTTTTTGAAAAGCTCCTTGCTGCAATCTAAGTTGATTACGCAATGTTTCATATTGGTCACCACTTATCTGACCACTACGCAACGCAGCCTCTAATTCATCAGCAAAACCAAACGTAGCACCTTGAGCAACCGATCTAGCTGCCTCTACTCTTGGTGAAAATGGTATTTTCGGAGCCATGACAGAACTTTGCATATTTCTATCAATAGCAATTGATATTTCCTGATCTGTCATCTCATCAGGGAATTCAACTCTTCCCATTCCGGGAACTTCAACGATCTTTGCCATTACTCAATTTTCCCAGTCTCTTTGTTGTACTTGAGAGTCTTTTGCGGTGGAGATTCAATCTTGTAAAATTTTGAGTATTTGCTTCCAATTGGGTCAGAATTCATAACTTCCCAATTTTGCTGATGAGATTCAATTTTTTGGCGTGAAACTCTTTCTAAACTATCTAGCAATGATTGAACTTCAGCAGACGTAAAGTCACGCAAATTACCAGCAGCAGCCCTAGCAATCAAAGAACGCTCGTTTTCAGTAATTGCACCTTGGCCCTTCATAGCCTCAGCAGCCTGAAGCTCCAAAGACGCAAGCCTTTGCATTGCAACAGCAGTACGCTGCAATTTCTCTTGTGTATTCTTTCCACTAACACCGATAGCAGTTGCTAATTGGTCAATTGTTCTAGGCGCACCAGCCAAAACACCCTCATAAACACCAGCACTAATAATCGGCTTAATTGCCTGAATTGTCTTAACTGTATTAACAGCAGATTTTGCTTGTTGAAAAGATGTTCTTGTATCTTCAACAACACCTTTAGCAAACTCTTTTTGCATCTCCTTGCTACCCATGTCAATAACAGTAGCACCAGCACGACGCTTCTCTATTTCTATACGATCAAGTTCGTTTTGAAGTTGCATTAGTTCCGTAGGATTCAGACTTTCAACAGCGCGACCTTGGAACAGACCAGCAGCAACACGACGATCCTGATTCGTGTAATCAGTCTTTTTAGTGACGAACTCAATAGATTTCTGCTCAATGTCTTGTAGACGCTGAGTCAGTTCATTCATCGTTATCGCACCAGATTCAGCAGCCTGTCGCAAATTAGCAACACGACCCTTAAACTGCTGAGGAACAATATTTTCAACTGCTTGGAAATCAAATCCAGCAACAGCGTAACGGTCTAGTTCCTTGTTGATAAGACCAATTTGTTCTTGATTACGTTTGATAATCTCATCAGCACGTTTACTAGGCGAAACACTTAGTCTTTCAATTTGGCCTAATAAAACATTCTTTTTCGCTAACAAAGCGGCATCAGGGCCAGCCTTATCTTCAACCGCTACTTCTGGTAATCTTGGCTTATCTTCTGATGGCGCAGCACCAGACGGTGTAGCCATAGCCGCAGCAGCAGGAGCAACTGATACAGGTGGTGGTGCTGTTGGAGCAGCTAGAGCCTGTTGAATAGGCGCATTTTCAGCCAAGAACTTAATAGCCTCAGCAGGATTAGCCCGAATATACGCTTGCATAGTCGGATCATCTTTAACCCGTGGGTCTTGCAACAACTGCTCAATAGCTTGCAACTGATACTGTGACTGAGCTATCTTTTGACGATTAAGCAACTGGTTAATGCCAGCCTCATAGGTCTGACCAGCACCAGAAAACCCTTGAGCAGCAGCAGTTAGAACATTCTGTAACGCAGAACGTCTAGCACCACCAGCACCCATACCCTGAGCCAATGCAGCACCAAAACCTAGCAATCCCGCTAGGTTCGATCTTTTCTGAAGTGCAGCAGATTGGTCTGCCCCTAGTAGACCTTCATAGCCTACTGGTACGCCACCAAAGATATTAGGTACATAATCCTCTATTGCCATAATGTCACCTACATTAAGCTAATCTGTGGTGTTGCGAATGACGGTCTTTGACGCTGATCCATAGGAATCTGCTGACCTCTCATCAAACCCATGCCCTCGATAGGCTGACGATTCATTTCCTGTTGAGCCAAATTAGAACCTACGTTCATCGTAAATGGGTTTTCTTTAGCGAAAGTATTTAACGATGAAGGAACTTGTTTTAATGTTGCTAATAGACCCGGATTAGCCATCGCAGAACCCGCAGCCGTATTCATAGCACCCATCGATAATGCAGGATTAGCCGCTATACCAGCAGCCTGAGCAGCACCACCTGTCGCAGCACCAGCAGCCCCACTAGCTGCACCAAATACACCGCCACCGATACCACCTAGCAACGCACCAGTTAGCGGATTACCACCTCTAGCAGCAGATACACCACCGCCTAGAGCAGCACCAATCAACATAGGTTCCATTCCAGACATTATTTACCCCCACCAGAGCTAGTAGTCGTTTCCAATGGCGCACCATAGAAGATATTCGCAGCACGTTGCAGACGATCCAATGGCAAGTCTTGTGCAGCCAATTGACCCTGAATAGCCTGTAGATCGTAAGCCTCTCGACCCTGACCAACTTGCAGTAGTTTCTGAATGTCTGCGTAATCCTGAGCAGCCAATCCCGAAGCCATTCCAGCCGCTGCACGTTGTCTCTCTAAGTCACCCGCAGTAATCTGTTGAGCAGCACCTAAAGCCCCTAGACGGGTCTGCAAAGCCTGTTGCTCACCTGCCGTTAGACCACTAGCACCAGCAAAGCGATTCGCTATAGCCTGTTGCTCAAAGCCACCCAAACGACCCATAGCAGCCTCTTGAGCCTGACGCTCTGCCATATAGTTCGCTAGGTAGGCCTTCTGATTCTGTTCTGCTAATCCTCTAGCCAAAATATCTTGAGATTTAGCCGTTTGCTGTGCCATTGCACCTGAGCCATAACGACCAGCAGCAGCAGCTTGAGCCTGTAGATTCTTCATGCTCTCGCCAAACTGCTCACCCGCTAGACGGTTAGCCTGTGACAAAGCACCTTGCAGGAATTCGCTACCACCACCTAGATAAGCACCACTAGCAGTAGATTTCGTAAGACGAGCAGCCTCTGACTCCGGCTGACCTTCCATCATCGAACGATAGAAACCGGAACTAGGATCAACAGCACCCATGCCCATAGACTCAATCTTTGCGGCATACGGACTCATATAGCCCATTTGCTGAGAGATTAAATTCTGAGCCTGTGCGGTTAGCGGAGAGCCAGCTAAAGCCCTCTGTTCAGCCATAGACATCGCTTGCTGAGTCGCTGAAGATGGGCCAACTGCTAGAGTGCTAGGAGCCTCTGGCATCGCCTGATAGCGTTTCTTGGCTTCCTCTAAAGCAAAAGTGATAAAGGGCTTAAACTCTGGCCCTATCTCTGTCCTACTTTCCTGTCCACCACCACCCATGATTACACCTCACATATCCACTTTCGAGGACGGAATCCGTAATGACTCGCCCTACGTTGCCAACCCTGACGATGACTGGAAAAGGTTAAGTATTTGACACTAGAATTCTGTGCCATATTCTTAATGAATTGTAAACCTTTTTCAACCACTTGATAATCGTTTTCTAATGTCCAAGCAGCCCAAATATGGAGTTCATGACCTAGCGGCTGCAATACAAAGAACCCTACAAAATGCTTATTTTCTAACGCTATCCACAGCATCGATTTCTGGTTAAACAGATCAACGTAAACATCCTCAACTATCCAAGGCTCAGGACTTTTCAGCTTAATCTCATCTAACCCCGGCTTTATCGTAGGCCACCAATTTCGTATCTCCTGCTGCGGTACAAAGTTAAATTCTGTCATCCGACTATGATGTATCCGTAAGTTTTGTTTGCTGTGTTATTTGCCCAATGGTTCACAGTAGCCGAACCTTGTTGCCTATTTGACACATACAAGTTAGTTGTTGCAGATGTAGAAACATAGTTCATTGTTGCTATAAGTGATGCTGTACTCGGTCTAGTCGGGCTAGTCTGCGTTGGGTAAAACTGCAAACTGATAGCCGCATTAGTAGCAGACCAATAAAGCTCGATGTAATCATCTTTTTGCAACTCTAAGAAATAGTTCCAGCCGACAATAGCATGACCGTTAACACCGCCATGACTATTAGGCACAGAAATAAACCCTGTCGATCCAGTAACGTCAGAACCGTTTTTCCTTATCCAAACGCTAACATCATGCAATTGAGTATCTGTATTCTGGAACTGACCAGACCATTGCAGATTATAAACACCATAGTTCCTGACGTTAATCCTTGAATTATTGCTGATGTACACATTATTAGCGTAATCCGTCGTATCTAACGTCATCGCTGTGGCTGTGTTAGCCGTAATAGCTTGGTCTGCAAGGCTCTGAAACGCTCCATAAGGCATTGAATCAGATTCAGCATTGTCAGACATAGGCGTAAAGAAAATCAGGCTGTCATAGCCTATACGCTCGTCAAATAGGGTCGTTGTGGTGGCATTGCCAGTCGCTAAAGTCAGTAAGCCGGTGTTATTCGTCTTACCGTCCATAATCCCACGAACAACCTCACTCGTTACACGAGGATCAGCACCGAATACAGGTAATGTCCGAAACTGTGTCATCTCGCCCCTGACTTCTGAATCTCAACATCTACGCCAACAATCGTATCCCATCCAGTATCACCGGCTGTTGTCTGAACCGAAATCCTATGGAATCTACCGTTAGACCTTAGTGGGCAACGACCATCACTATTAGCAGCAGAATAGCTGGTGTACTGCGGAGGAGCAGATAAAGCCTGACGAGTCGCTATAGCCACCGATCCGGTAGAGCCATCAACGTAAGGACGAGCCATAGTTACCATACTAGGGCCAGCATCTATATCACCAGTTGATACCGTCGCAGACATAACATCTCCAGCAAATACAATAATTTTTTCCTCTCTGACCCCTGCAAACTGTAGCAATCCACCAGCCCAAGTTGGTGAATCAAAAGATGCTGGCGATGTTCCGATGGCTGGCAAAGACAATACACAGTTTGAAGTAGAAATAGAGCCACTTGCTACTGTGTTAAAAGTTAACGTATTTGCATCAACCTTAGTAACCTGATATACCCCGTCTACTGCGCCGCCTGATGTAGCATCAAAATGCACATAACCATTAGTTTCCATACCATGATTGGTTGCAGAAACAGTAACTAATGTGCCAGTTCTTGTATAAGTTCCAGACTTGGTATTTGATCCTTCAACAATATTAAAGGTATCTAGCTTCTCTAATACTGTTGATGGCGTAAGGATGTACGAAATCGACGTTACATCCGTAGCAGCATAAGCCCAACGCTTTAACTGGATGTTGTAAATTAACAACAGTCTTTTACCTTCCTTGGCAGGGAAGCACCAAACCGCTAAACCCCTAATGGGATCAATCGTTGCTGACATCGTATTGGCAATATCGTCCAAAATAGCCGTATCAAAGAACCAACGATTTACCTTTTCTAGTCCAATCGGCTGAACATTCTGCCCATCACAGAGATAAAACCCGTCATCAGCTAGGAAATACGTTATTCCACCGAACTGAGTGATAGAACCAGCAGAAATACAACCCAAAGTACGAGAAATAGCGTCAAACTGGAAGAAAAACGGGCTACCTGAGTACGTCATACGATAAATCGCACGTTCTAGGAACACTAGACCATACTCACCACCCGCTAAACCTGTGATATTCCCACCATCAGGTAGGTATTGAGAGTCAGACTGACTAGAAAAGCTAGGAACCCAATTTAGTTCGTTGTTAATGTCTGACCAGTAGACCGTAGATTCACCACCGGAAACATTAGCAGCCACAACAAAGTCACGAACTACGGTAACAAACCTAGCTGGTGGAGCATTTCCTGTCGCTGTGATCGTCGTACTCGATACCGTCTGGCTAGAACTGACCGTATAAGTACCAGTTCCACCTACACCAGTACCG